AGATGTTGCCATTCCTGTACCCGTACCACCAGCACCAAAAAATACTGAAACTGGGTCTAGAGCAGGATGAGTAGTTGTATGATCACCGGAATATACAGTGTTTGCTTCACCATAAAATGCTTCTTTATTTGCAGAATTTGCACCACCGGTTCCATCATATAAACCACCTTCATTGGCTAGGTCTCCAGGTGAACCATATTGTGAACGCATTGCAAAAATTAATCCAACGGGGGATGTCATTGGTTGAACACCGCAAACATCATATGCCAACAATTTTGGCATAGTTCTTCTTACAAGAGAGATCAAAACAGGGTCAACCCACTGAAATGAACCTGGTGCAGAAGGATTACCACCAGCAGCATCAATACCAGAACCCATAGGTGCTTCTGATAAGAACAATCCCTGACCATTCTCTGTCTGAGCTTGTTGTCTCATCATTTTTTCTTGATTTTCCAAAAGAATCGCGGTAACACTTTTTCTATAAGTGTCATCAATATTTGGCAATTCCTCATGCTCTAAAATCGGTTTCCATTTTTCTTGAACTTGTTCGTTAAGAATCATACGTTCTCCTTTGTTAAAAAATTGAAATAATTTCTTTTATTTATTTATATATATCTTTTTTCAATTTTCAAAACTTATTATATTTTGAAATTGCTTGCTTATATATATCAATTGAAGATGGAGCAGTTTGCTCGGAATGATAATCTTCAACTAAAGTTGAAGCTTCATTTATTTCATTTTCAATAATATCTTCATTCTGTGTTTCTGCATTTACTGCAGTATTTTCATTTGAAAAATAATGTTCTTTAATAATTTGAACTTTCTTTTCAAATTCTTCTTCACTCTCGAAATCAACAGATTCAGTTAATTCTATTAACTGTTCTCTATCAGCCATTGTTAATTCAGATGTTTTTTCAAAAATAATATTCCTTCTTTTCTCTTCTTGTAGTTGCTTCTTCAATCGCATATTTCTCTTTAAGTGAGTATTTACTTGCTCTTGAAGTTCTTCAGTTTTTTCTTCCAATGAAACAACTAAATCTTCTTTTCCTTCTGGTACATCAATGTAATTTTCGGAGAAAAGATTTTTCAAACCAAAAATAAAGTTTTCTGTGATTTCAGTGCGAACACCTTTTTCAACAGCCAATTCATTTTCTTTTAACCACTCTTCTGCAACATATGTAATATATTCATCAACTTTTGTTGTTAGATTATCAAGTTCTTCATGAAGCTGTTCTGCATGTGCTTCTACTGCTTCTTTTAGATTATCATTGTATTGGGTTTCTAACTCTTCTTTAAGATTAGCTACTTCTTCATTGACCTTTGCTGTCAATACAGTTTCAAATAAGATAGCTGCTCTCTCTTTAAATTCTTCTGTTAGAGTTTCATCTTGTGCGAACAGAGACTCAATCTGCTCCTTAACGTCCTTCTTTTTCTTTTTATCAGCTTTCTTCTTGACTTCTTCATCATCAACTTCAACTTCTTCATCATCAACTTCATCATCAACTTTATCTTCTTCATCATCAACTTCAACTTTATCTTTTTTATCATCTTTATGTGCGGCTTCTGCCATCATCTCATCATCTTCTTTTTTGTCAACATCTTTCATTTCATCCATCATTTGTGTTGCCATAGTATTAACAGTAGTACCTTTTTCAATAGTTACCTGACTAGCAGAAGCATCCATTTTCATCTCCTTCATTAAAGCAGATAGTGTAGAATCAACTTTGTCTTCTTCTACAACAGTGCTTAAATCTGTGGTATTTTTAATAGAATCCCCGAATTTCTTTTTCATGAACTCGGAAATCTTATTTTTTACTTCAGTTTCAGTCATAAGATTCCTTTTACTTAATTGTTAATATATCAGTTCGTTTGTAGATTATTTATATTATTTTAATTTTTAGCGATTTCTTTCAAGAAGTTATCAAAAATTTTAAGAGTTTCATGTTCTCTGCGTTCTCTCAACTTCTCTTTAACACTTAATTCAATTGCATTCTTTGTATCTTCTAAAAGTTTTTCAAGTTTCACTTCTTTTTGACGAACTTGTGAATTTACTTTATTTTGAAGTAAAGTTTTCATCTCTTTATTTTCGTTCATAAGAACAAAAATTTTATCTTGCATTGTTTTAATTTCGGTCTTCATTTCTACTAATGTATCAAACCAAGGCATAGGATTTGTAGATACATTTTTTTCTTCATTTACTTGAGCTTCTTTTTTCAAAAAACTCTTAGTGTCTTCATTCCATATCCAATCAACAGATTCCATAACCATATCAACAAATGCTTTAGGAGCCGAAGGATCATATACTACATCAATTGCTGCCAATTGAAAATCTTCACCAACTAAAGAATATCCTTCTTGTTGTGTTAGTGAACCAACTCCTCTTGATGACACTCCGAGTTTTACACCTCCATCAACAAGACCACGTACAATATTACCGCATGGTGTATCCAATACCTTTGCTTTACCTAAAATATGATTACCATCTACGTTAAGTTCCGTAACCATATGTGATACTCTTTCAAGGTTTACGGTGGGGTCTGCAGGGTGATTCAATTCTCCCAATGCTCTCTGAGAATTTACCTTTTCCTCAACATATCTTTTAGTTTCTTTTTCTAAAATCGGCAAGGTATACATTCTACCATTTTTATTTGTTTCTTCGGCTTGCATGAATATTCCGGACAAAAAATGAGTTCTACCTCCACTTTCCGATTCTTCAGTAATAGTTTGAATATTATCTGAACTTTCTACAAGTAATTTCATTTATTCTCCTATCTTAAAGTTTTAGACCGTGCTTTGGTCATTTTACGTTTAACGAACATTCTTCTCATTTTACCAGGATTTGATTTAATTTTTCTCCATCTTTTTAGAGAAGATTTACGGTCCTTTTCTTTTTGTTTAGCGGGCTTAGTACTCTTTGGTAAACACATAACTTCTTTAACTTTTTTGCCTGCTACCGATATTTCTCTATTTAGAGGTTTTTTATATTCATCCGATTTGCATGTCATTACAATTTTATCAAGTTTAGTTCTAGGATTTCTTCTCCATCTTACATGAGCAAATCCTTCTACAATTTCTTGAAATAACTTTTTTTCCGATAGTGAACTACCTTCACCTAAATTAACATCTTCTTTAATTTCCATATTTTTAAATAGTTGCTCACTAGATGATACAAATTTTTCTACTTTTTTTCCTATACTTGGGTCGTCTTCTCCAACAGATGTTACAAAATTATTTAAAAGGTCTACTATTTTTTTTCTTTTTTTATCTGAAAATTGTGACATCATAGCTGATAATCTCTTTGAATCTATGGCTTTACTAGTAGTTACTGGTAAGTTCTCTGATTTATTTTCTATTTTTTTAGGTTCTGGCTTTATTTCTATATGTTTCTGAGTTTCGGATATTTCTTCAAGTTTTTCATGAGTGGAGCCATGAATATAATTATATAATTTAACAATATCTTTATTATATTTTTTTATACTTGCGCTGAAATCATCATATTTTAATTTATTTTTATCCATTAAAAAATGATACAAACTATACATCTCTTGAATTAAACTAAGTAAATTTTCTTTAGAAACTATTGATTTTGAACGTGTATCAAGAACATTTGAAAATTCACCTACAGCTAAAATTAAATCAGGGTCTTTTTTAACTAATTCAGCTAGTGAAGATAAACTTATTGCATAATGATAATACATAACATGCATTTGAAACAATGCCGCTGGATTTAATTTTATGTTGTCAAGAGATATTCTTTTTTGAGATAGAATATTTTTTTGAAAATTTTCTAATTCATTGTAAACTTCTTTAGCTGTATTAAATCTTTTGGTTTCATTTTTGCTCTTTAATATAGATTCGCCTATTGTTCTCAAATTCTTATTATTAAATTCAGGCATTAAGTTTTTCTGATTTTTCAAAGCAGAAAAAATATCATCATAGTTATTTTTATTATCATCATTTCTTGGTATCGTTCCGCCCTTAGACAAAGAGTCTTTAAATGAAGATGCATAATTTTTTACATTAAATTCAAATCTTTCTCTCCAACCTTCTAAAAGATAATTTGAATTATTTTCATATTCTACATTCTCATCCATTCTTGGATATCCACGGTCATAAAGTTTTTGTTCCGCCTTTTTCTTTTCATTCTCTAAGTATTTTACAGTATTATGATTAGGTGAAAGTTTAGCAAGAGCAGTGCTATGTTTTAATGTAATATTTAAATAATGGTCTCTTAATTTTTTTAAAATTGGATCAGATTTAGTAGGAGCATATTCTGCAGTTCCCTTTCCTTTGGATTCACCTGCATCAAATATTATAGGTTGTGAAATTATAAATTTACTCAATTTAGAATTTCTATCTCCTAACTCTTTCATGCGGGTTTTTATAGAGTTAAATTTCTTTTCTGTTCTTTTGAATTCAAAAGAATCTGTATCCATATCATCTAAATTATCTTCTAATTCAGCTAAATCATAGCTTAAATCTTCAATCTCTTTTGTATTTTTATTAAATTCTTTTTGATACTTATTTGATATTCGTAAGCGTTTGCCCTTTTTAGTAGGAGCAAGAGAACGCACTTTAGCATAGGCTTTATTAGTTAATCCTTTACCTGCTGATTTAGCACCAGCAGTGATTTTATCTATAGCATCATCTATAAAAGACCTTTCTAGTAATAAAAGATTGACACCTGAATTAATATAGTAATTTTCGTAATTTTCTTTTATTATGTCTGATAATAAATTATTCTTCTGCACTTGCGACTTCAGGCTCTGATACGGGTTCTGTTGTTTGTTTTGGTTCTTCATGCGAGGGTTCTTTATTAAAAATACTGTTAGATAATTCTATTTTTTTATCTTCTAATTTATCATAAATTTTATTAGCAATCATCTGCTCAAAGTTTTCTTTTGTCTTGTTCATATCACCGTCATTAATACTTTTTATCATTTCTTTTGATAGATTTTCCATTATAATTCTCCAGTTGTTGGTGTAGTAGTCGGTGGTGTTTCTGCGCCACCCAAATCATTAATCATTCCACCTGCTGTCGGCTCGGGTGTACCCGGTGTTAAACCTCCCAAACCACCCATTCCTAAATCAGGTCCTCCTAAACCTCCGAATCCACCTCCAAGTCCAGGTTCACCTTCTTGTGGTGCAAATCTTTGGTCATATTTTTCTTCTTCAATTTCTTCTTCTATACGTTCAATATCATCATCATTAAGTGCTAATATATTTTTACGTATATAATTTGCTGAGAAATACTTTCCTCTATATTCTTCAGCATCTCTCAAAACATTCATTTTTTCTGTTAGTAATTCTAAATTTTTAAGAGCATTAAAATTGCTATCTTGGTCGTAAATAAAATGAATTTCGTCTTTAATTTCTTCCCATTGTTTTAAAGAAATAATATTCTTTAAAATTAATTGTCTCTTTAATAAATCCAAAAATAAACCGGAAAAACGTACTCGTAATCTTTCTATAAATCTTAAAAATTTATATTCTTCTCTAGAAATTTCGCTTGCTCTACCTAATGAAAATCCGCTTTCTGGTTGCATTCTAGAAATTGGTACATTTAAAGAACGGAATAATTGTCTTTGAAAAAATTCTAATTCATCTAATTGTGTAAAATTAGCTTCACTTCCCTGTAAAGTGTCAATCTCCGTGGTTGCCGAGCCATTTCTCCGAGGCATCCAGTAGTCTTCAAGCATTGCTTGAAACTTGCGGTCATCTCTTAGTTGACCGGTCTTACTGTCATAAACCATCTTGTTGCGATACTGATTCATCAGTGAGTGCATGTATTGTTCGGCTTTTGCTTTTGGTAAATTACCAACATCAACATAAAACACTCTTCTGGATGGCGCACGGCTTAATCTGTATATAATAGCCGAATCTTCTAACATTCGTATTTGATTTAATGGACGAAATGCTTTATGAAGATAAGAAATTACATTTTTTCGTCTTTCATCTAATAAACCGCTGTTTGTATATACACTT